TGCGGTACGACCAAGCCTTCAAACGCGGCTGTTCCTACATCGCGACGCTCAATTGCTTCTTCTTTCATGTGACGAGCAAGGCGCTCGTTTGCACTGAAATCATTCTTAAATGATGAGTTATATGCATCTTTTACGAATGAAGCATCAGAAGATGGTGAATATGTACGAGGTTCAGAGATGACGCGTGCGCCACCTACTGGAGTTGCAACTGGTGCAACTGCTGCACGAACTTCTGCAGCCTTAGCGTCTGCATCAGCTTGTGTCTTTAGCTTTTCGATTTTTGTATCGAGTGAACGTGACTCTTCTACAAGAGCGTCAACCTTCTCGGTCTCCTCTGCAGTTAGATCTGTACGGTTCTCTGCGGCAACTGCCTCAAGAACTGCGTCCATTTCTACCTTTACTGCATCACGGCGCTCGATTACTTTGTCAAGGTATGACATTGTATTCTGCTCCTTATGAGTTTGGTCGAGGTGGTGGCGATAAGCATCACGGCGCTTTTGGGGTGTGAGTCTCGCTCCGACTTCGGTATCTGTTAACTATTTGCTAACAGAATATTATTTTGTATTGTTTATAATTGCTTTTGCTAGACGAAGAGATATAGATCTTGGCACAGAAACTTCTTCTACTGGACTTTTTTCTTCTTCATCGTCCATATAAGTTGCATCTTCAACAACATCTTCCATATCTACTTCTTGATTTCCTAATAGTTGAGCCATTAGTTCTACTGACTTCATTACGTAGTCATGGCCTTCACTTAGATCTTCAAAAATAGTTTTTAGGACTATTAAAGAATCTCCAGATACTTCTCTTCCTTCTTTGACAGCTGTAATAGCATTTTTTAGATGCTCGCGTGCTTCTACTGAAGTGGCTGGGTAAGCTGGATAGGTAACTACTGAAACATCACCATCTGCTAATGATACCTCTGTTAAGGTACGCATTGTACGATCTTCATTCCACTTTTGTCTAATAACACGGAATGCAAAACTCATCTGATCAACATCGCCTCTAGCAATCAAAGCGTGTAGGTCTTTTGCTTCTTGTGTATCTGCTAGTTCAGCATCAAATCTTAATCCGATATTATCTTCGGTTAGCGTCATAGTACCATTTTTAGTACGGGCTAATGGAAGTCCATCATGGTTAACTAACAATCTAACATCTGGGATTTCTGTTAGTGTTTTTCTAAATGCACCTTGAGCAATAGTCTCTATAAACGGAAGTGGGACGCTAGGACTATCAAACTTTGCTGCATATCCTGACAAGCGTAGCTTTCCATCGTCATCTGCCCGAGTTTCAACATCTTGCACAGTATATGTGCGCCGTTCGATTTTTTTCATTTTGCTCCTTGAGTCTTTCTCTTCATTCAACACTACTCCACCTCGTATGCCGCTTTGGGATCCGTTGGATCGATTGTTGAAATTGGTTGCAATTGATTTGAAGGCAAACCTGTATGATCCATATCAGGCAAACCAACAGCATCAATTACTGATTTTGGATCAAAACCTACTTGAATTAACTTGGCTGCAATGTCGGCACGTAGGTTTAAGCCAACATCTTTTGCATCTGCTGCATCAATGTTCTGCAACGGAACACGGTATTGATCTCCAGACTCTCCAAGAGGTGCAAGATCTTCTACAAAACGGACATCATTTAGACTTAAGAAACCTTCACGCAGACCTTTTGTATAAGCATCATAGCGTTCTAGTGTTGTTCCACGTAGTAAAGCATCTAGATTAAACTTGATAAATCCATCTGATTCAGGCAGTAGCGGTGATAGTGCTTGTTCTAATCTTTCAAGCAAAGGTCTCAAAGAGTGTTGCACAAATGATAAGTTCTGTGCTTCAACAGATGCAAATGACATTGCACCTGCAACAGGGTGACCAAGTAAAGATACCGGTACACGGAATAGTCTAGCAATTTCTTCTACACCAAATCGACGTACTTCTAGAAGTTGTGCATCTGCAGCATTTAGAGTAAGTGGCTTAAATGTTGCACCGCTAGTTAAAATGCCAAGTTTTCCTGCACGATAAGGTCCTGTATGTGACATGTTCCAGTTGCGAGCAATATCAGCGGCTTGTTCTTCAGTCATTTCTCCTGGAGATTCAATAACTCCACCAGGATTTGCTGCATTTCCAAAGTAACTTGCTGCATAAACTTCTGCAGCCATAGCTGAACCTAAAGTTATGCGAGCTGCTGCAATCGGGCCAAGTCCAAGCAATTGTCCAGGTAGTCTAAACATAGGAATGTGTAACATTTCATTCTTTGTTAGAACCATTGTTTTAACTGATGATGGATCAAATGGTTGTGCATTGTCATAAAACTGATTTACAGGATCTTGTGCGTTTTGCCCAATAGTAACTACGTATTCAATCTCGCCCATTGGATCAGGACGACGAATACGAACTTGCAGTGGGTTTATGCAGTAAAGTTCCTTAACATCTCCCATATCATCACGTACAGTTAAAATAAATGCATTGCCATGAAGATTAAGTGAAGAAATTACTTGCTCATAAAACTCTAAACGTGTTGCTTCAGGATTTGGTTTGTTTATCCACGCAGGCATTTCACCATAAACTGATGCATAGTTTATTCTAGAACGGCCACGACGGACATAAGCAGAAAGTGGTAGAGAACTAATAGTGTCACCTAATAGTCGAACACAAGCATAGACAGTTGACATACGGATTGCACTATCAGAGTTTACTTCTACACCGGCTGGAGTAGCATATAAATTACGACCAGGTAAAAAGGGTTCAAGATACTGATTGTTGTATCTTTTTTCTCCTGCTTTACGCAATCTATTCGATAGACTCATTTAATTGCCTTTCATCGTGGGTACTTCTTTATAGAAAGTTAGATTTTCTTTAAGTCTATCAATCCAAGGTGCTAGTTCGACAGCTTTTTTACCGTGTTCTATTGCTTCGTCTAATTTGTCCATATTGTAACATGCGATTGCTATTAGATCATGAGGCAAGTATCCCCATGCGTCTGATTCTACAATATACTCTAGCGGTTGCTCTACAATTCGTAGGGCAGCATGAGCATTTGCATAACAATCTAGCCACATGCTCTTTGAATAGTAATGTTGAGCAAGATCAACTCTAGGTTCTCTACTATTAGGAGATTCTGCAATTGCTTTTAGAAGCCAAGATTCTCTTTCTGACTCTTCCATCTTAGCAAGGTATCTCATTGAGGCTGCTCGCTCAGGTTTCCATTTGGCTTTAGGAAGACTTAAGTGACGCTTAAACTCTGATATTGCTTCTGGCCATTTATTGTGGAAAAATAGTTCTCTTGCATTGTAAAAACAGTTTCGATCATCTGTTGGATCTTCTATTACTGATTGAGCAAGTAATTCAAAGTATTGACCTCTAGATTTAGTATCATCTGGGTGATGATGTATTTCTAAGTTAGTCCATTCTTGAACTTCATTAGTTGTACATGTTAAAACTTCATGTACTGGGTGTTTCCACCTATAGTTTTTTCTAGAATGGATTTTATCTCCACCATAAGTTAGGCCAGGTGATCCATCAGGATTCCATGACCAAGTGTACTTATACCTTGGCCTAGTAACATGTGCTTGTAAAGACTCTAACTCTTTGCGCCAACCAGGTTGTAGTTCTTCGTCCATATCTAAAGCTATGCAGTAGTCAATGTCAAGTGGCAACATTGCAAGTGCAGCATTTCTAGCATCGTCAAAACGCCAAGGCTTAACTGCAATGTTAATTACGTTTATGCCAAGATTTTCTGCGTACTTTATTGTTAGATCTGTTGAACCAGTATCTGCTATGAGAAGGTAGTCAGCTTCTTTTGCGCTTTTGTACCAGCGTTCGACAAAGGCTTGTTCATTGAGTGCGATTGTGTAGACTGCGATCTTCATTGATCCCCCGATCAAATGGTTTTTAAGCTTGGCCTTTTAGGAGCTGCATAACGGCTTCTTCAATGCGTTTGATTCTTTCAGAATCTTCTTGAGCTTGTTCGATCAGCATTTGTTGCTCTTTGCTAAAAACTGGACTGAAGTTTGTGCTAGTCGGAAAACCGTAATCGCTTCCAAGTTTGCCTTCTTGAGCTTGCATTTGTTGTCTTTCTTGTGCTTGTCTTTCTTCAAGTTGCTTTTTGTAGTAATCTGGGTCTTCGGCTACTCGTCTTGCATTCTCTTCCATGTCATCAATAATCTTCTGCCCGTATGCAGCAGCTTCTGCCTCATCTACCCACGGCTTGTTATCATTGTCAGGATTGAAAGGTTGAAGCAAGAACGGAAGTTCTGCCTCACCTTCCCAAACGCGTAGTTCAAGATCTTCATTTACTTCATATCTGTAATTGCTCATTTTTCCCCTTAGATTGATACTAGTATGTTTGGGTGACTAACTATGCCCCACACGGCTGCGACGCCGTCAAATGTGAGGTTATTGCCTGTGCCAGCGTAGTTAGCGCGTATACCTTGGTTTGTCCAATAGCTAGCTGGGTAGCTAGAAGCTAAAGTCCAAGTTACAAGATCTGGTGAGTACATCAACCGAGGAGTGGCGTTGCTTCCTGATATTTCGGCCATTAGCATGACATATAAACCATCTATGTACTCAATCTCTCTTACAGAATGGTAAGGAACAGTTTGAATGTTCCAACTGTTGACAGTCACATCGCCAGTTTTCCATGCAATTTTAGTTCCACCAGGGCCTGCAAGAATGTTCCTGCCATTTACTGTTGCATTGCAATACCAATAGCCATCTGGGTTGGTTGGGTCAGTAAACTGTGTCCAGCCGCCCTGTGTGGCGTTAGTTGTGCAGTACACAAACTGGTTTGTGCTAAGGCCGATTAAATAAGACCAGATTTTGTTGGTAGGGTCAACAGCTAGATCGGCGATAGCATTTCCATTTCCATTTACAAAGCTGCTGTTAGTTATAGCGCTGATGCCAGTGCCATGGCGTATGTAGTTTGCGTAAAACGAAGCAGAAACAAAAACGCTGCCGTTATAAACGCAACTGTT